AGAGTGACTCACATCATTAAAATGAATGAAATAGAATTAAAGAAAAAACAAATCTTTGGAATGTATCGTGACATTGATGTCAGACCATTTAATGAAGACGATCAGGTACAAGATAAATACGATTCAATCGAAGGTGTTAAATCAAAAGGCTATACAGCCGATATGTATACTTTGTATGAGAGTCATTGTTATTTAGATTTACCAGGCTACGAAGATCCTGATGGACAAAAGCTTCCGTACATTGTGACTATTGATGAAAGCAGTAATAAGATTTTATCTATCTATAGAAATTACGAGCAAGGTGATGCGTTAAGAAAAAAGAAAGCGTACTTTGTTCATTACAAGTTTTTACCAGGACTAGGTTTCTATGGTTTTGGTTTAATTCACATGATTGGTGGATTATCAAAAACAGCAACTCTAGCGTTGCGTCAGTTACTTGATGCAGGAACCTTGAGCAATTTACCAGCAGGTTTTAAAGCAAGAGGCATTCGTATTCGTGATGATGATCAACCCTTACAACCAGGTGAGTTTAGAGATGTCGATGCACCGAGTGGCTCGATTCAAGGAGCTCTCATGAATCTTCCTTACAAAGGACCTGATCAAACTTTATTCGCACTTTTAGGTTTCTGTGTCGATGCAGCAAAAAGATTTGTATCGGTTGCTGATTCTAAGATTGGTGATGCATCTATCAATCAAAACGCTCCTGTCGGAACAACCGTAGCTTTAATGGAACGTGGCACGATGGTCATGAGTTCTATTCACAAAAGATTACACAATTCTCAAAAACAAGAATTTAGTTTACTTGCAAAAACATTCCAAATTTATTTACCCCCTGCTTATCCATACAGCGTAGGCAATGTCAATCCTGCTATTAAACAACAAGATTTTGATGATCGTATTGACATCATGCCTGTCAGTGATCCAAGTATGTTTTCAATGTCACAGCGTATTGCGATGGCACAAACTCAATTACAAATGGCACAGACAGCACCTGAATTACATAACATCAGAGAAGCTTACAAAAGAATGTACACAGCTTTGAGAGTTCCTAACATTGAACAAATTTTACCTGAGCCACCACAACCTCAGCCGATGGATCCCGGAATGGAAAATGGTAATGCAATGAGAAATATGCCATTACAAGTTTTCCCTGGTCAAGATCACATGGCACATATTAAGGCTCACCAAGTATTTATGAGTTCTAATTTAGTAAAAAATAATATGGCAGTCTTGATGGTTTTACAGGCTCACATCTCTGATCATATATCAGCCATGGCGAATGAAGAAATTCAACAAGCAACTCAGGCACAGATGATGGAGGCACAACAACAAGGTGTCCAAATGAATCCACAAGAAATGCAAGCAATCCAAGTACAGTCACAAAAAGCTATTGCACAAAGAATTGTAGAACTAACTCAACAGTTAGTCGAGGAGGAGAAACAGATGATGCCTGATGCGGGGAAAGATCCTTTAGTTAATCTGAAAGAAGAAGAGTTAAATATTAGAAAAGCTGATTTGATAAGAAGAACGCAAGATGATCAGAATGATTCCACAATGGAAATTGCACGTTTAGCTCAAAAAGATGAAATTGATAAAGAAAAAATAGAAGTGTCAAGGGAGAGAAATGCTATTAACATAGCAAAAAACATGTTAGGCTCTTAATATGTCTATCAAGATACCAAAACTCGATACAAAGATAAAAAAAACAAGCAACACAGGTACGACAACACGTCGTTATAAAGCCCCTACACGCTCTCAATTGTTAAAAAAATATGCAAATTTAAGAAAAAACAGGAAAGGAACTAATTTAGATAAGAATTTACAAGCAACTTTAATAAAAAACGTCTTACAAAACACAAAGAAGGGCTAAAAAATGGATAAAAAACAGAAAAAAGTCAAAAAAGTGATGAAAGAGTTTAAAAACAAGAAGTTAAATATTGGTAAATCAAAGAAAAAGGTGAAAAATCGTAAACAAGCTATTGCAATAGCGTTATCTGAGGCAGGAATTTCCAAGAAAAAGTAATGTCAGAACAAAAATTAAAAAAATACATGGATGATTTGTCAGAATACGTCAATCGACCTTCTTTGACAGTAGAAGAACGTATTATTATGGCAACAGCCATGCTCTATACCACAAGAATTATTTATGAAGAAAACTATGGGCCAGAATTGGCTATTAATTTAATTGACACAATAGGTGGTGGCAAGGTAGACTACGTAAAACCTACAAAACATTAAGAGGTATTTTAAGATGAAAGAAAAAAGTATAGACAAAGGCCAATATCAAATGACTGATAAGGCAAAAGTGCCTTTTAAGTTAGCACCTACTGATCCTGCTAAGTCAAAGACTCAGGGACAGTATGCTGTACAGGTTAAGAAAGTTCCTTTCAAGGGGGTATTCTAATGCAAAAATGGTTAATGGACCTTTGGGAAAATCACCCAAAGAAAAAATGGCTAATAGTCGGTCTAGTTATCGGTTGGGTAGCCGCTCAATACATCTAATAAATGTTATCTAAAATATTAGGCGGATCTTTAGTGGACACTGTTGGTAAAGTGATCGACAGTGTTCACACTTCTGAAGAAGAAAAAGGTCAAATCAAAATAAAACTTCAAGAATTAGAAAACGAAATTAATTCCAAACAAATGGACATTAACTTAGCGGATGCTAAGTCTACTGCCACAGGTATTGGTGGTATCATGCAAAGATCATGGAGACCTTTAATTGGTATGTCCTGTGCCTTGGCGATATTGTGGGAGTACGTATTAAAACAGTTTATTATTTTTATTCTTGCAGCTTTTAGTATTCCTCATAATCCATTACCAGAACTTGACATGGCTACTTTATTCCCGCTTGTCATGGCATTACTCGGGATGTCTGGAATCCGCAGCTTCGAAAAATTAAAAAAAATCAATTCTGATAAATGAACCAAGATTGCGTAAAATGCGATTGTGGTTGTCACTGTGGCACATCTTGTATTTGGTGTGGTTGCGTAGGATGCTCCCATGAAGAAACAAGTAGCAAATAGCACTATTGAACATGTAGTCAAAAAAACTACAATAGGTGATGGTCGTATAAGTACAGCGACCATGAATAAACATAAACGAAGAAATTATAAAAAGTATAGAGGACAGGGCAGATGACAAAAAAGAAATCTACAGTAAATAAAGCAGGTAATTATACGAAGCCTTCTATGAGAAAGAGATTATTTAGTAGAATAAAAGCAGGATCTAAAGGTGGAAAGCCTGGACAATGGAGTGCCAGAAAAGCTCAATTGTTAGCCTCTGAATATAAGAAAAAAGGCGGCGGATATAAAAACTAATGCCTCTAAAAAAATCACAACAAAGTTTAAAAGATTGGGGAAAGCAGAAATGGCGTACATCTTCTGGTAAACCATCTAAAGGAAAAAGAAGGTATCTTCCTGATGCAGCTTGGAAGTCACTTTCTGCGGGAGAAAAAGCTGCAACAAACAGAGCGAAAGCAAAAGGTAACAAGAAAGGGAAACAATTTGTTAAACAGCCTAAAAACATTGCTAAGAAAACTGCTAGGTTTAGATAAACCTGAAAAAGATGAACATGAAGATAAAAAGAATTGGGGGATATAATGATTAAAATTACAGATTCACTTCGAGAAAGAGTACGTATCCATGAAGGCTGCGTTTTGGAACCGTATAAGGATAGTTTAGGAAAATTAACTGTGGGCATTGGCCATTTGGTACAACCTCATGAAAGAAAAAGATTTCAAGAAGGTGTTCAAATAACTCAGGAAGAAGCAGATGAATTATTTGATATTGATTTAAATAGAGCTGCGGCAGGAGCTGATGACCTCATTCTAAAAAAGATTGGTAGTCATGATGATCTGCCCCAGGCTATTCAAGAAGTTATAGTGGAAATGGTTTTTCAATTGGGGGCTACAGGTGTCAAACAGTTCCGCAACATGTGGGCTAGTTTAAAAGAGAAAGACGGAGAAATGGCTGCTATGCACATGAAAGATTCGAGATGGCATAAGCAAACAAAAAAGAGATGTGAGTCACTTGCAAAAATTGTGGCAACTGCACAATGGACATAATCAAGTTAGCTGATCATCTCAAAAAAATCTTGAAAGTTAGGCAAAACGACATTAGTTTGTATTTAACTTCAGGGGTTAAAGATTGGGAAGAATATAAACTCATGATAGGAAAATATCATGCATACAACGAAATACTCAGTGAAGTAAATTCGTTGCTTAAAAGAATGGAGCACGACGATGAAGGACTCGATAATTGAGAAACTTCCAAAGCCAACAGGGTGGAGAATTTTAGTTCTACCTTACAAAAGAAAAGAGAAAACAAAAGGCGGTATAATTCTTACTGACCAATCTTTAGAAGAATCACAAGTAGCTAGTAGCATTGGATTAGTCTTAAAAGTAGGACCTGACGCATACAAAGACAAAGAAAGATTTCCTAATGGCCCGTGGTGCAAGGAAAAAGATTTTGTTGTTTTTGGAAAATATGCAGGATCTAGAATTAAGATTGAAGATGGTGAAGTAAGGTTAATGAATGATGATGAAATCCTAGCAGTGGTTAATGATCCTGAGGATTTCTTAAACATGTAAGGAGGCTGACATGCAAGAAGATAAAAATGTGCCAATTGAAACATCAGAAGAAAGTGTAGAGATTACTTTAGACGAAAATAACAAAGCAATCGAGAATGCTCAACCTGAGAAAGAAGAAGTTCAAGTTGCTGAGACTGAAGCTGAGAAGCCTAAAGTTGAAGATGAAACAGAACAGTATTCTGCAAAAGTAAAAGCTAGAATTGATAAACTCACAAAGAGATTAAGAGAAGCTGAAAGAAGAGAAGAATCAGCATTATCTTATGCTCAAGGTGTTCAAAAAGAAGCTCAGGACATAAAAGCAAAATATGAAACCTTAGATAAAAATTATATTGATGAGTTTGGATCTAGAGTTGAGAATCAACTTGATTTAGCAAAAAACAAATTAAAAAATGCTATTGCTCAAAGAGATGTTGAAGCTCAAATAGAGGCTAATCAAGAAATTGCTCGTTTAACTATTGATGCTGAAAGAATAAAATATTCAAAGCAGATACAGGAGCAAAATAAAGAAAAACAAGCCTCAGAAACAAACACTCAACAACAAACTAATACTTATCAACCTAAACCAAAAGCTGATCCAAGAGCAGTTGAATGGGCTGAAAAGAATGAATGGTTTGGAGAAGATGAGGTCATGACAGAAGCAGCAAAGGCAATTCACAAAAGCCTTGTACTTCAAGAAAAGATTGATCCATCTACTGATTTGTACTATGATCAATTGGATAAAAGAATTCGTGAATACTTCCCGCAGAAATTTAGTGATGGGGGAAGTCCATAAGCAACAAGAGTCGCTCAACCTGTTGCCTCTGCAACACGCAGTACAAAAACATCTGGGCGTAGGACAGTCAAGTTGTCCCCTTCTCAAGCCGCAATGGCTAAGAGGTTAGGAGTAACACTTGAACAATATGCTAAATACGTGAAGGAGGCATAAAATGGAAAATGAAACTAAAGTAAAGAAATCCTCACGCTCTTCAGAGACCCGTGAAAATAATGTTCGTAAAAGAGGTTGGGTTCCTCCATCATCGCTTCAAGCACCCGAGCCCCCAGAAGGATGGCATCATCGTTGGGTTCGTGCTGAAATGCGAGGTATGACCGATGATAAAAATATCATGGGTAGACTTCGTTCTGGATATGA